AATATGTATCATTCGAACCCGTTGAAACATTACTATAAGACGTATTTGAGCCAGTGTCAACATCACCATATGCGAAGATATCTACAGCCCCCACACTAGATGTTATTGAGAAACTGTCTAATCCAATAGTAATATCGGTTAGTGATATAGAGCCAACATTAGCGTTAAACGATTGACCGGTTAATCCCAGACCCTCTTCTATTGTCAAAGAACCAACACTGGATGTCATGCTCAAACTTGATGGTTGAGCCACCGCTCCACCTAGTCCTACAATAGTCCCTTGAGCAAATGTAGCTTCTAATCCAGATGGCTGAACCACGTCATTTGGTATTGTGACACTACCAATATTGGCACTGAAAGATACTCCGGTTAAATCTGCCTCTTGAGAAGAGGTTCCTGTAGCTGTTCCCTGTTGCGATGTTATTGATAAACCAGAGACTATAGCTGTCTCGTTTGGTGCTTTCGCTGTTCCTTGACTTGCAGTAAACTCTTGACCTGTTAAACCAATAGTTAGATCATTAACTTCTACATTAGAAGTAGCAAACGTTGCTTCTTGACCTGATAACCCTACCTGCATGTCTACTACGGATACTGAACCAATAGAAAAAGATGCAGATAAACTTGTCTCTAATACAACAGGAACAAAAGCCTCTCCTTGTGAAGATGTAATAGATTGTCCTGTTGGTGTAATTATAACATCAGGTATGTCAACAGATCCAACACTAGATGTTATTGATAAACCAGTTGGAAATATTGTTGCGTCTTTGAGTTCTCCCCACTCACCATCGTTCCAAGCCTGAGCACCCCAACCTGTTTTTA